CGCTTCGGCACCTGGGCCCATGCCTCATCGGCCGACAGCCATTGCAGCGGGCGGCGGCGCTCGATCTGGCTGGCAATGTCGGCCGGCGTCGGAGTGAAGCGGCCCCGGTCCGGGTCCATGCGATGCGCGGACAGCGATTGCTCGACCAGTTCCAGCGGGTAGCGCTTCAGGTCGTTGAAGAAAATAGCCTTGGCGGCCGGGCTGATGATCTTGGCTGCCGCGCTCTTGCCGATGACGTCGAATGTATCATCCAGCATCTTGAAAAATGCGGGGCTGTCGCTAGGCTTCATTTTCGAATGTCCTTTCATCGTCATAGCCAGTGATCAGCCTGCTGGCCGCTTCACTGTTCGCCCGCTGAACGTCCACCAGCGCCAGTTGTGGCGCGCCGTGGTAGCGCTGCAAGGCTGGCTGCTCGACCTTCACCGGGTAGATGTTCGTCCAGCTGTTCATGATGGACTGGTTCAGCACGTCGGCTGGATCCTGGTGGTGTTCCATGCAGATCTTGGCCAGGCGCGTCAGCATCAGCCCCTTGGCATGCTCGGTCATCGGGGCTTTGCGCACCTTGCGCATGTGGATGAATTCCGCCCATTCGACAGGGGGCGGAAAGTCCGGCGTGATCAGTTCGAGCTGGCTCACGGTTTCACCTTTGTGTTCAGGCCAAGCAGGCGCATCCAGATCGTGCGGCGTGGCTCCCAGAGGTTCATTTGCGGCACGCCCTTCTCCGGTCCTGCGCAGCGCCCGCCATATTTCATTTCGAGGTCGCAGAAAGTGCCGGCGCGGTCACAAGTCATGTAATCCCTCACCACGCCGCGCTGATGGGCACAGTTGAAGCATGTCTTGGTGGTCATGGTCGCGCCTTGCAGATTTGCTTGCCATCGGCGCCCATGCGTGGAGTTAGCCCTTCAGCGCCCAATACGGTGGCAACATACTGGCACCCGGTTCCGGTGTCCGTGTACACGTAAACCCGGCTTTTCGTCAGTTCTTTTGTCTGCATTTGCCCGTCATCATTTGACGAGCAGCCAGCAAGGAACAGCATGCAAATTATCGTTGCGGTTTTCATTCTGGATCCTTCAGTGCCTCGATGGCGCGTACCGCTTCGCTGCTGGTGCACTCGTACGGGATGGACACCTCCCAGACAGCGGCCTTTGCCTCTTCCAGGATCGCATTGCGCGATAGGGCCGGGCCTTCGGACTTCAGGCGCTCGGCAAGCATGGCGTCGGCAACCCGGTAGGCATGGCACGCAAAGTCAACAGGTTCCCAGATAGCGATGTCTTCCTTTTCGTAGCCGAGCGACGTTGTTAGCGCATGCGCGGCAAAGTAGTCGCGCAGGGTCATGCCGCTGTCACGCTTCCAGTCTTCTGGCGCTGGAAATGCTGGGCCGCCATCGTTGGTGCTCATGCTGTCACCTCTTCGCACTTAGCGCACAGTTCCCGCAAGCGCTTTTCTTGGGCGGCCCTGGCGGCGTCACTGGCGGCGGCCCTGGCGGCGGCCCAGGCGGCCCAGGCGGCGTCACTGGCGGCGGCCCAGGCGGCGGCCCAGGCGGCGTCACTGGCGGCGGCCCTGGCGGCGGCCCTGGCGGCGTCACTGGCGGCGGCCAATTCATTCTGACTCGCTTCGCCGTTTGCAAAGCGCTCGGCAACATCGAGTGCTTCAGTGCTGCGCTTGTCGGTCATCAGGTGTTGCACCTGGCGAGCGCACCAGACCGCGTACAGCCGGATTTCTTTATCGCGTCCCTTCACTGCGCGCAGGCACCACAGCGCGTCATCCAAGCCGTTGCTGTCGAGGACTTGCACGATGCTGACCGGCTCGTCGTCGGCCTTCGTCTTACCCAGCGTGCGCAGCAACTTCTCCCAGCCTTCATGACATGGCGAGTGTGCGCGGATTTCGTTTAGTGTCGTTTTCATGTGTTGTGCCCGTTATGGTTTTGGTTGTAGCAAGGGCAAGAAGGGTTGGAATCCCACCCCACTGAGCCATTGCTTTCTATTACTTCCTGAAAGAACTACTCCCGCCTGAAGCTGAACATTCTATTTCCGGGCCCCCATTACGCATGAGCTAAGCGCCAATTCCATCCCTATTTGCCCGTTCCTGGGGTGCCTGTTCAAAGCCCCTCGCGCCGCCCTTGCTAGTCAAGCGCATCGTCTTTTCTCCCGTGCCGGCAACAACATGGCCGCTTTCAATGACGCTCGGGGTGCGGTCGATGTGCGGGCCAGAAACGCAAAAAGCCGCTTTGGTTTTCTGCATTCAACTTGTGCGGGCAAGTTTGGCCGAGGCCGTGAACACAGAAACCGAAGCGGCTTCTCTTCGTCAATGCCCGCACATCAACAGGACAGATATTCCCACGGTAAATTGATCGTCGTCAAGCACTTTCTTGAAATAAATCAAGCCGACTCGCCATCAACCACCCGAACAGCCACCACAACGCACGGCGCCAGCGAATACAACTTGCGCACACGTAGCTCAACAACCTGGCTGTCGTCCACCCACACGATACCGTTGCACGCATCCTTGACGCCCTTCAGTACGTTGTCCGCGTCGGGCTTCTTCGTGGCGCGCACGGTGCCGGCCGCTGCGGCTGCGCGCTTTGCTTTCGACCAGCTGGACGGGATTGGCATGCGCAGTTCCAGCAGGATTTCTATGGGGCTGGCGCTGGGCGGCAGGTGGCGCATAGCGGCCTTGGCATAGCCGGCTACGCGGGCCTCGTAATCGGCGGTCTTTTTCGGCGTGTAGGCGCGGGCAAAGCCGCCTACCATCGTGACGCGGGCGCGGGCCTTGGCCACAGGGGCGCCGGGTATGGTGAATTGAATCATGGCATGAGTCCCATCGTTTTTAGAATCTGTTGGCTCTCAGCGCGGGCCAGGTCAAAGTACGTGTCGAGCAGCGAACGCGGCATGCGGCCAGCGTAGCCACCATCCAGGAAGGCGTGGCAGGCAAAGCACCCGTAGCAACCCTCTTCATCCCGAGCCTTCAGCCCCATGCCCTTGCCGTCCGAGTAGCTGTTGCTGTGGCACCACACGGTTGTCGCTGGGTCGAAATTGCACACCGGAAGGCGCAGCGTGCACGGCTGACCCTTGGCAGATTTCTGAATCTTGGTCAAGGGCTTGCGTTTCGCTTTCAGGCGTTTTGGTGCCGAATCCGGCACCTTCTGTTTCGCTTTGAAGCCATTTCGCGCCAGTTGGGACGTGCTGCGTTTCAGTTCGGTGCGGCGCATCATCACAGGCACCCCCACTGCTCTGCAAATGCGGCGGCAACAACAGCATGGGTTCGGCTACGCTCTTTTTCTCGGTCGGGGCCTGGGCCCATCCGCCAGCAGCTTTGATGTATTTTTTCGTAGTCGTCTTCTGTATGCGATGGCACAAGCAAGGGTAGATTTTTCAACCACAGGCAAGCGGCTTTCGATTCCGGGCACCCGAACATCCAAGGTTGAACTTTCTGTGTGTACTTCCCAAGGCGCGACATGGCCAGCCCGTGCGGCTGCGAATTTTCGATTGCAGAGCGCTTCACGTTCGCCTCTTGGAATGCCTTGAAAAATCTGATTCCCTCTTCGAAGTCATCAAGCCTGTTAGGGTAACGTGGGTGCCGGCGCCGCTGCTCAAATGGCAGTTTGCTGTCCTCTGGATGGGAAAGCCACTGCACGCCCGACAGCGTATTGAAAGTGCAGTAGGGGTGAGCAATCATCAAATCCCACTGCCTGTCGAGAAGCCGCAGTACATCTCCCTGCACATGCCAGCCGTGTGGCGATTCCGTTGGGCGCAGATCGCAGGAAACTGCCGTGTGCCCACGGCAGGCAAAGGCGTCACGCACACGCCCTGAGTACTCGCATGCCACAAGCACCCTCATGCAGGCACCAGTCCAAACAGGTGCTCCAGGATCGGATCGTGCACCACCTTTCCCGGCGTCCAGCGATTGGAGAATGTGCGGTTCGGTGCATCGCCCTTGGCCGGCTTTTCGATACGCTTATCCTTCGGCAGCAAACCGGCGCCCAGCAGCTTGATGAAGGCGGCGACTTTGGCCGCGTCCTTCGTGATGCCGTAGACTTCGATGCCCTGGCTGTGGTCGCGCACCTGGCGATATGGCTTTTCCTCGACGCGCAGCACCAGCATGACCTCGGCCGCCTTCAGGTCCAAGATGTATTTCCTGATGCCTGATTCCGAAAAGTGGAACAGGTCCTGCATTTCCTCGCGGCGCAGTTCGCCCAGCTTCAGGCGCTCCACCATCTTGAGCAGGTTTTCAGTGCGGCGCCGCGTGGCAGCGGTACAGCGCACGCGCTCGGTTGCAATTGGCCTTGTCATTGTCTTTTCCTTTCAAATGGTTCGATGATGGATTCCATGCCCTGCTCTGCCACTTGCGGCGACAGGCTTGGCCAGAGATATTTCTGTGCGTGCTCGGTGCGCAGGAACTTGACCACACCTTCGTGGAAGTACCGCATTTCGTCCTCTTCGCACTGGTCGTAGCTGATCGATTTCGGCACCGGAAACACGCCACCTTTCGGGCCGGGCATCCATGTCACGTAGCCGCTTCCAACCTTCAGCCACAGCCTGAACTGGTCGAAATTATCGATGCGTTCCTGGGCCTTGAACACCTTCGACACCAGGGCCATGTGCTTGCGATGAAACCAGCCTTCGCGGGGCCGTTGCGTCTTGATGGAAAAGAACTCGCCCGATCCGGCCTCATTGAGCGCACGGCAGAAGCGATACCAGCCCCGCGTGTCCTTCGGCGTGGCCCCGCTCAAGTGCTCGAACAGGAACCGGCGCACTACCGCTGCATCAGCCTCGTTCAGGCGCGCATCGGTCTGCTTGACCAGGACGATTTCCATCAATCGTCCTGAGGTGGCGCCAATTCGTCAACGCGCTTGAGCGACCATTTGCAGCTACGCATAACCGCAATTCGCACCGAGTCGCTAACCTCGATAACGCCATTGCGAATTTTGCTGATATTGGCGCGCTGCACGCCAATCAATTCAGACAGACCAGAATCACGCTTGATGTTATTTTCCGCCATGATCGCGTCTAACAGAGGGTGTGGTTTCTTCATTTTCATTCCTTTCGATTTGGTATCAAAGTTCCAAATTAATTCTACTTTGAGCGCGGATTATAAGCAACAAAAATAAATGAACCAAAGACTCAAATAGTTGTTGACCGGACTCAAATAGCCGCGTATCGTTACATACATCGGATCAGCAAACAACCAAGGGGAACAAAATGAATTCACAGAAATTTGAAGCAGTCCAAGCATGCGGCGAATCTTTCTACCGCGCCTACCTGAATGGCACCGTCGTGATGACCGCGAACGTGAAAGCCGCTGATGAATTCGGCTTCATCGCTGTTTCGCCAATCTGGACGAATGGCGCAAAGTCTGGGAGTGCTGACCATAACGCGATGGTAGAAGCCATCCGATCCCGCGTAATCGCTGGCCCAATCGCCGCCTAAACCCACCCCGCGCCAGTCACCCGGCTGGCGCATTACTGAAAGATGATCATGAAATCGAAAACCATAATTCGACTTTCCGGCCAGATTGACGCCCGCTGCGAAGACCGCCGCTTCTATCGCCACGGCAGCGCGGCACTTGTCGGACCGCTTAATGCCGAGCGTTTTGATAGCGACGACCAGGCGCAGGGCGTAATTGATTCCATGGTGAAATCCGGCAACTGGAAGGCCTGTCAGTACTGCCCTTTTACTCTGCACCTCTAGCGCTGCCCCGCCCAGCATCACGCAGGCCGCCCATGAGGCGGCTTTGTCAGTACCAAACCAGGGAGAACCACATGATCCAGCGTATCAAAACCAAGCCGACCATTTACGAGCGCCTCTCGCGCTGCGATGCATTCGTAGCCTGCGCTATCGTGCTGATGCTGTGCGCTGCATGCGGCATCGCTGAAGTGCTTTGCATCCTGATCGGCGTGGGCGCGAAATGAAGAAGAAAATCAGGGTCCGGGCTTCGTCGTTCGGGACGCTGTTTGACTGCGCGCACCGCTTCGAAGGTGAGCAGCTTCTAAAGCTGTACAGGGCCAGCAGCCTGCGCGCATGGCTGGGCACGTCGATCCACGCCAGCACGGCCGCATTCGACCAGGCGCGCATCGAAGGCAAGGCGATCACTGCCAACGATGCGGCCGATGTGTTTGTTTCGTCGTTCTGGAATCCGTCCGAAGAGGTCGATTTTAAGGATGCGAAATTGACGCGCCAGCAGGCGGAACTTATCGGCCTGAAGCTGCACGCGAAATACTGCGCTGAGATTGCGCCTGCGATGCACTACGAGTCGGTGGAAATGGCGCTGCGTCCGCTGGAAATCGACTGCGGCGGCGATCTTACCATCGTGCTGACTGGCACCATGGACCGGGCCCGCGTGGCGCGCATGGCCAGCGGCAAGGTAATCAGCGACGTGAAGACAGGCGGCCGGCTGATTGACCAGGAAGGAATCGTGACCACGAAGGGCCGCGCCGCGCAGCTGGGAACCTACCAGTTGCTGAGCGAGCACACGGATGGTGAGGAAACCAGCGGCGGCCAGATCATCGCCTTGCAGACCACCACAGCCGCCCCTGTCGGGGTGAGCAAGGTATTCGACGCCAAGCGCGTGATGGTGGGCGACGAGAACCAGGAAGGGCTGATTTCCATGGCAGCCAAAATATTCAAGATCGGGCTTTTCACGCCCAACCCGATGAGCCAGCTTTGCGATAAGAAGTACTGCGCCCGTTGGGGTACTTGTGCTTACAAAGGATGATCATGATTGATGCAATTCTTGCGCTATACGCCCAGGGGAAAACCTGCGCACAAATAGCAAAATTAACTGGCAAGTCAACTATGACTGTTCATAGGATGATTAAGAAATCAGGTATTGAGATGCGCAAGTATGGTGATTTGCATCGTGGCCGCGAATGGTCCGAAGCTCGCCGCGCACACCACCCAGCAAAGCCTGTTCGTGCTGTTGATGCTCCGCGTGGGTATGACATATTGACGCAACGGGCCCTTGGGAATAAAAGCGTTTCGAAGCACGGATATGTGGTTATCCGGACAGGACGTAAGAAACGCCAGTACGAACATATTTTAGTGGCAGAAAAAGCATTGGGGCGCCCTTTGGAAAAGGGGATGGTCGTACACCATATCAACTGCAACAGACAGGACAACCGGCCGGAAAATTTGCTGGTGTGCAGTACCGGCTACCACCTGGCATTACATGCGCGCATGCGGCGCGATCCATATTGGAAGCAGTTCTAAATCAACCAGAAGGGGAAACACATGCAAGATGAAGCACAACCGGTGAAGCTTGCCGACATCAACAAAGCGCCTGCGCTGGTCAACCAGGACCAGAAAATCGACATGTTCTCATCGCGTGGTTTCGACCTGGCCCAGCGCATCGCCCGCGCCTTTTCGACCAGTGACGCGGTGCCGGCCTGCTTCCAGGCGCAGATCGCGAAGAAGGTCAAGGGGGTCGTGGTCGAATGGCTGGACAACCCGTCCGCGCTGGGTAACTGCCTGATCGCCATCGAGACGGCGCAGGCTGTCGGCATGTCCATTACGGCAGTGATGCAGAACGCCAATATCATCGAAGGCAAGCTGTCCTGGTCCGGCAAGTTCGTGATCGCGGCCGTCAACGCCTCGCGCCGGTTCACGCCGCTGCGTTTCGACGTGCTGGAGCAAGGCACCATCAAGGCCAGCTACAAGGAAAAGGACGGCTGGAACGATGCCAAGAAAAAGTTCGACATGATCACCCACACCATCGAACTGGAAAACATCGTGTGCCGGGCCTGGGCGCTGCCGCATGGCATGGCCTTCCCGCCGAACGTCAACACGCTGGCGCAGGCAATTGCGGCCGGCCTGCCGGTCATCCAGGGTCCACCCGTGAGCATGAAGATGGCCGTGGAAGAAGGTTGGTACGCCAAGCCCGGCAGCAAGTGGCAGACCGAAATGAAATACCTGATGCTCATGTACCGCTCTGGTGCCTACTTCGGCAATATCCACGCGCCTGACGTTGTCATGGGCATGGGCCGCACCACCGAGGAACACGAAGACACCACCATCGAAGTTTCGCGCCAAGCTGACGGCGTGTATGCGGCCACCAACCTGGACGAACTGCGCAGCACCCAGCCGCAGCAGGAACGTCACAAGGATGCCGAAACCGTGGTGGTTAAGGACATGCAGCCGGAAGTAGTCGAGCCGGAAGCCGAAGCCACGCCAGCCGCAGACAAGCCGAAGAACGAGATTGTTTCGCAGGAAGTGCACGCCGCATACGAAAGCGTGGCCGCGCAAATCCAGAAGGCGCTGAGCTTGGACGCCTTGGCCGAAGCCGCGGACCTGATCCAGACGGTTGGCTCTGCCGCTCTGCGCGCCGAACTGGGCTCCATGTACAAAGCCAACCTCGAAAGCCTGAGCGATCCAAAGCCAGCGCAGGCCGAAGAGAAAGCAGCGCCGGCCAAGCGCCGGCTAAGGTCAGGGGCCGTCCTGGCACCAGAATAAGTTTTACCCACCCACCCAAGAAAGGCACCTATGTCCCTCGACATTTTCCAACTGGTGAAGGAGCGCTGCTTGCTCTCAAACCTGAACGTGCGCACCGAAATGCACGGCGATGAGCGCGAGCCGGCCGTTGATCTGAATTTCGAATTCAGCGGCGCCAACAACCTGCTCCTGAAGTTGCACCCGGACCTGCGCGGCGCGTTCTACCGCGCCGACGATACCAAAGACCTGGCCACGCCGGACCACATGCCGCACCTGCGCTTCCCGCTGCTGGGCACGATTTCCTGGGACTTGGAAATTCCGCGCACCCGGCTGCGCATCCATGACGTGGACGATCCTGCCAATGACGTGGTGCTGGGCGGCGGCAAAACCAACAAGTTCAAGCTGACCATGCTTGACGGCGGCACGGTGAAGTGGCATTTTCGCTGCCAGTTCTCGAAGCCCGACGAAGACAGCATCGCCAAGCTCATGCGCGTGCTGAACCAGGCGGTGCCGGTCAGCCTGGAATGCGCCGACGAAGAAGTAAAGCCGGATAACTTCGAGCAGGCAGAGCAGGCCGGCAAGGCGCCGATGAGCGAAGCACGCGAGAAGGCGGAAAGCCTGTTCGACGCACCGGCCAGCACGCTGGAATTGTCGCCTGATGATGTTGTTGACGCCACCTATATCCCGGAGCCTGCAACCAACGTCGAGCCGATCACCAAAGCCAAGCGCGGCGGCCGTAAGGTTGCCGGCGCCCTGGCAATCGAATAATGGGAACGCCTATTCCCATTTCCGTTAGGTTCTGGCCGAAGGTCGAAAAAACGCCGACTTGCTGGAACTGGACGGCCTTTAAAGACAAGAATGGTTATGGGCAAATCGGGAGCGGGGATAGGTCAAAACATGAATATTCTCACCGTGTCTCATATGTTCTTGCCTACGGCGAAATACCAAAAGGTATGCATGTGTTGCACAAATGCGATAACCCATCATGCGTGCGCCCAGATCATTTGTTTCTAGGCACCCATGTGGACAACATGCAAGATATGACGAAAAAGGGCCGAGGAAAGCAAATTGCGGCGGGTAGAAAAGGCGAAACAAACGGCAACCACCGCCTGACTACCGATCAAGTAGTGGAGATTAAGAAGGGGCTTGCCAAAGGCGAATCGCAACGAGAAATGGCAAGGAAATTTGGCGTTTCAAAAACTTTGATTTATTACATCAAGCTCGGAAAAACCTGGGCCCATATAACGGGAGAATGAATTGAAAATCACGCGGATACAAATTGATAATGTGCTTGGCGTCAAAAGCGTTGACGTAAAACTGGGAACCGGCATCACGCTGTTTTGTGGCCGGAATGGATCATCGAAAAGTAGTATTCAGGAGGCCGTGCGCATGGCCATCACACAAGACTGCGTGCGCGATGTGAACCTGAAGAAAGAATTCGCCGCCCTGGTGCACGAAGGCGAAAAGGCGGGCGGCGCCCAGATCATCATCGACGGCGATCTTGACAAGTCATTCGCGTTCAACATGCCCAAGGGCGACTTTACCGGTCCCGAGATTACCGAATCGATGCGGGTGGCCCTGTACGGCCAGCGCTTCGCCAAGATGAAGCCGGACGAGCGCCGCACCTTCCTGTTCGGCCTGACCAAGCTCAAGCCCACGGCCGAAGGCGTCAAGGCGCGCATGCTCGAACAGAAATGGGGCTGCGAGGAAGCCAAGGTTGACGCCGTGCTGCCGCTGCTGCGCACTGGCTTTCCCAGTGTGTGCGAGCATGCCAAGGCCAAGGCCACGGAAGCCAAGGGCGCATGGCGTGCGCTGACCGGCGAAACCTACGGCGCGGTCAAGGCACCGGCATGGGAAGCCCAATTACCGGAACTGGTCGAAGGCGACAGCGCCGCGCTGGCCGCCAAGGTGGCCGCGCTCGACAAGAATATCGCTACCATGAACGAGTCGCTGGGCAGCATCAAGTCCACGGCGCGGGCGGCGGTGGAAGCGGCTACCAAGCGCTCTGCTCTGGAAGTGAGCGCATCGAAGGTTGCCGACCTGGTCGCGCAGCTGGACAAGGCTAAGGGCGACCTGGCGGAATATGAGCCCACCGTGGTGGCGCTGCGCGGGCGCGCCGCTGGAACTGCTCGCGTCGGGCTGGTGCATGACATGGCGAGTTTTCTTGCCGAATTGAGTTGCGGAGTATCAACAACTTCGCTTGATCGTGATGCCCTGATCCAGCGCTACACGAAAGAATACGGCGCGCTGGGCAACAAGGTGGACACCGAAGCACAGGCCAGCCTACCCGAGCACGAAAAAGGCTTGCTGGTGATGCAGAACCGCGCCAAGAACCTCCAGCGCGATCTGGACGCAGCCACGCAGGCCAAGGCCCAATACGACGCTCTGGCGCCCGCTGGCGAAGCCGTGGACGCATCGGCAGAGCTTTCCGAGGTCGAGCAGATGCTGTCCACGGCCAAAGCAGACCGCCAGGCAGCCGAGAATGCGCGGTTGAACATCGAAGCGGCAATCCGGAACAGCAAGCAGGCAGCGGATAAGACCAAGGCCGCGCTGGCGCACCACAACGATGTTGCCGCCTGGACCAAGGTTGCCGATGCGCTGGCGCCGGACGGCATCCCAGCTGAAATGCTGCTGGCTGCGCTGGCTCCTGTCAACGCCGCGCTGGAACAGGCCGCCATTGATACCGACTGGATGCAGGTGAAGATCGGCGCGGACATGGCCATCACCGCGGCAGGGCGCCCGTATGCGCTGCTGAGCGAGTCGGAGCAATGGCGCGTCGATGCGATGGTGGCCCAGGTCGTTGCCGAAATCTCGGGCCTGAAAATCCTGATGCTGGACCGGGTGGACGTGCTGGACCTTCCGGGGCGCGTGGAACTGTTCGGCTGGATGGACGCGCTGGCCTTCAATAACGTGCTGGACACCGCGCTGCTGTTCGCCACCTTGAAGGCGCCACCGGAAGGCCTGGCCGATACTGTCACGTCCTACTGGGTTGAGAACGGCACCATTGCCGGGCAGCGCCAGCAAGCCGTAGCATGAAGTGCCACGGAATACGGCGCCTGACTGCTGCCGAGCGTGCAGCGCGTGACGAAGCCTATGCCCTGCGTTATGACGCTGTGTATGCGCAGGCGGAAGCGGAAGAGCGCGAAGAGTACGAAAAACAGTTCGGTCCTACCTATCGAGCCAAGTATCCTTTCAAGACCGATGGTGTGCGGTTGCACGAAAAGGTCATTGCAAGGATCAAGGCAGAGCAGGCAATGGAATAAATCAACGGCGCCGGCCACTTGCTGGCGCCCAAAGGCGATACACATGGAAGACAAAAATAAACAGGAGGCCGCCACTGCCCCCGCCCTGCAAGTAGAAGCGCAACCAGCGAGCGACCGCATGCGCGAACTGGAATGCGTTATTGCGGACCTGACCGCCGAATGCAAAGAGCTTCGTGCCGCCCGCCCTGCACCAGAAGTAGAGGTGAGCGAGAGCGTGGCAAGCAATGAATTCCTTGGCAAGTTGCTTGCATGGATTAATGTCCGGCACGACAGGACTAAGGATGAAGCTGCCTATAACGCCATCATCGACCACATCCACGAATGGCACGCTGCACTCGCCGCCCGCCAGCCGGTTGCTGCGGTAGAGGTGGGCGATAGCATCGACACGCCAGCTTTTCGCAACATGCTGGCCACATGGTCCGCGCATAACGAAGACTGGCGCATTCGCCACGCTTCGGAGTCGATGGATCACATCATCGACCACATCCACGTATGGCACACCTGCAAGGTTTTACCCTTCGAAGCCAAGATAGAAAAACTTGAGCGCGACTGCTGTAACTGGGATTTAACCTGCTCCACCCAGGCGCTGGAAATCGACTACCTCAAGGAGCAGGCCCGCACTCCCGCGCCAGCAAGCGACAGCGCAGTGGATGTGCCTGTGGAACATTATGCCGACCATTACTATGACCCGCTACACTTGCTTGAGTACTTGCACTCAAACATCGGGTGGCAAGGAACAGTCGGCCTGCACATACAGGTTAACGATGGACTTCTCGCACGCTTCATGGCGGTATTCAAGCGGGACCGCGCCGCCCGCCAATCCCCTGCTGCGCCAGCCGAGGTGAAAAACGCTTCTCGTTCAAGCCGTGATGGAATCGAAACAAAATGGCTGATCGAGCGCAAAGCGGCGCGCACAAAAGACGCGATGTGGTGGAAAGGTGGCGGCAGCTTTGCTGATTTGCGTAGCGATATCGGCTGGACTTCAAATGCCGATGAAGCAATCAAATTCGATGATGCTCCAAGCGCTACAACGGGCATGGACAAACAGTTGATTATCGATGGATTTCGCACCAGCAAATCGCGGGAATACATCATTGAAGAAATAACAATCACAGAACACATGTGGCTTGCCCCTGCCGCGCCAGTTGGCAGTATCGAACCGACCGACGAGCAACTTATGCGCCTTGCGGGTGACATGAAGCAACGCAACGCTGGTGTGTGGCCAGGTGATGTTGCCTTCGCACGCGCCTGCATCGACCTTGCCATGAAAGGGCAGACACCATGAGCGCCCTTACCACCCTGAAAGCGCTGGCACTGGCTGCCACGCCAGGAAAATGGGAAGCCAAGCCGCATGGCCGAATTATTGGCGGGCCGATGCGGCACTACGTCAATGGGAGTGCGCAAGCGCAAATAGCCGCGTGTAGCGTCACATTTCACGATCAGGCACCAGACGATGAGCCTGAGCGGCAGCAGTGCAATGCCGATTTTATTGCGGCGTGCTCGCCCGAAACGATCATCTCGCTGATCGCCACTATCGAAGCGCTCACCGCTCACCCCACTCAGCCAACTACCAGCAGCGTGCCGATGAGCGTCAAGCAGTTTGATGGCTACGCTTGTGCAGGAGTAGCCCGATCACTCGTCGCTCCCTCTGCGCCCGACCTGACCGAGCGTGCGGCTGACCTGGGCGTGCGGGATGCGGCGCTGGAAGAGGCGGCGCAATACCATGAAAAGAAGAAGCGCGAAACGAGTGGAAGCCGGTATTGTTGGGTGCATCATGAAAGTGCTGACGCTATCCGCGCCCTTCGCTCCCAGCCTGTATCAGAACCGAAAGGAACTGACAATGCCTAACATTCACAAATTCACCATCTACAACAGCGGCGCGCCGATCATCATCAATCTCGACAAGGCGCTGACCATCGAGCCTACAGAGTACAAAGAAGCGCGCTGCATTATCCGGCTCGGCACGAACGGCTGCGGCGAAGACTTGGACTACTACGTGCGCGAAAGCTTCGACTACGTTTCAAGTTTGATTGCACCGAAAGGAGAGCAGCAATGAGAAACGTCACTCAGGACTACTTTCGCCGCAAACTGGGAATTATTCTCCGTGACCTGTCGAGTTATGATCCACAGGAAATGGCCCGCGCCTTAGTCCGGCTGGCGAAAACTGCCGACGAAGCCGAAGCCATCAAAGAAGCCGCCCCCACCATCGCGCCAGATACCGGCGAACTGGAGAAGCTGCGCGAGGCGCTGACGGGCGCACTGGCAGTGATCGAGGATTATCTCGACTACGAACACAACGGCGACCCGTGGACGGAAGATGCGCGAGCCATGGGCGAAATGGATATCAACGACTACAAGCACGATGGCCGATTGGATGCTGCACGCGCTGCCCTTGCCCCTATCGCGCAACAGAAGGAGCAAGGCAATGGCTGACCGCGAACTGCTGGAACTGGCGGCGAAGGCTGCGGGCATGGGTGACGGCGAATATTGTGAGCCAAACCATGAGCCTGCGATTTATTTCAAGCCGTGCATCTTCTGGAGCCCGCTCACCGACGACGGCGATGCGCTGCGGCTGGCGGTGAAGTTGCAACTGGTGATCATGCATGCAATCAACTGCGCCGCCGTTACCCGCGATGACCTGCTTGACCAGATCGAGCGTTACAACGGTGATCCTTGCGCTGCTACGCGCCGCGCCATCGTCCGCGCTGCTGCCGCTATTGGCAGGTCAGAGAGCCAAGCGGGAGGGGTGGCGTGATGCTCGACATTTTACGGGTACTTCGCGCCCACGTGGCACGCAAGTATGGCAAGCAGATACGTGCAGCCGAGGCATGGGGAGTAAGCCCGGTATTCGTCTCCCGCGTGCTGTCCGGCCAAAAACAACCAACCGAGGCAATTCTTGCTGATGCTGGTATTCAGCGGAATATCACATACACATACGTTTTCAAGGACGATCATGACCCATCCCGCTAACAAAGCACCAGAGAGCCGAGCAAGCCGTGAAGGCGCGTACTTCGGTAAGTATCGCCGCCGTCATCGTCGCTGTAATTCCAGTGCGTGGATCGATTCAAAGACCAGCGCCGACTTCATGGCAACCCGCAAAGAACAGCGCCAGCACAAGCTGAATCAGAGCTTCATCAAGAGAATACGGAGGACGGCATGATCGACAAAGCACCAGAGGCAGAGCGTTTGGTGCGCAAACAGAAATAGTTGCTGTAGAATCACCGCACGGGCCGGATGCCCGACAACCTGAAATACTCAAGGAGCATCAAAAATGAAATCCATCAAAACCACCATCCTGTTTCTGTTCACCTGCCTGTTCTCCCTGTCGGCCGCTGCTGCTGACCATCCGTGCAGCTTCGTGTCCGACACCGTTACCGGCGACAGCGGCAGCAACAAGGTCTACAACCTCGAAACAAAACTGCAAGTGCAATTCGTTCCTGGCTACGTAAAGGTCACGATGCCGAACACCTACACCGTCGAACAGTTCCCCGACGTGACCGGTGCTACGGCCATCAAGATCAAGGCATCGCAATGCTTCCAGCAGCGCTATGCCCAGGTTACTACGTCGCTGTTCTTCAACGTCACCGGCGATTCGACCACGGTCAACTGTCACACGTCGGGCACGGTGGTGGGCGTATCGACCGGCAGCGGCCTGAACTATGCAGACGGTTGCGCGGGTCACGCCAGCGCGAAGGCGAAGGCCAACTGACAGGCCGACTTCCCGAAAGGAAAAGCCCGCGCAGTGCGGGCTTTTTTTATCAGTCGGCCGTTTCTTCCGGCTCAGGGTCTGTATGCAGCAAGGGTGTTCCCTGCCCCCAATGCCTGCCGCCGAACAGGCGAACCCCGAGCCACATCGGCCCCCGGCGCCAAGCCGCCACGCCCAGCACCTTGGATGCCTCCGCGAACACTTCATCGGCCTGCTTGCGGCTCACGCCCTTGACGTTATTGGTATACAGCCAGTCGTGGATAACGGCCGCCTCATCTGCGGCATTCCCGAATAGCCAGTAGGCCAGCGGCAGGCGCGGGACGCTGGCAAAGTCGGTGCAGAAGCCTGCCGGGACGATCACCACGGCTTTCAACAGCAGCGAGTCGTAGACAAGCGCATGCGTCAATTCCCAGCCGTCACCAGCGCGCCGCACCTGCAAGGTGGTCATGAAGCGTGGGGCGTCGGCTTTCATGGCTGGATGCTCCGCCACACCTCCGCCGATTTGCGCGTGTCCGCGGCACGGTCCAGGGCCTCTTGCGCGACAGCGCGGCGCTTTGCCCGAAGCTCATCTGTCTGGTAGGTGGCGCTCAACTGCCATTCAACGTCAAGGCCGGCGCAGCCAGACACCGCTAGCAGTGACGCCAGCAACAATGATTTCTTCATTTCAGATACTCCCCGGTTCGCATCATTGCCGCCAAGCGGACGGCGCGCTGTTTTACTTGCTTGGCCCAGAGCGAGTCGAGCATACCCATGGCCGCGGCGTCGTAGCGGCCTGCACGCATAAATGTCAGCGTGTTCTTGAATGCAAGCAGGCGCTTGATGCCGAGGTTGAACGCCATGTTCGCCAACACGTTTTGCCGCGCTTCGGACATGTCTCGCCACCAGGGCAGCGCCTTGTCGAGTTCGCGCTCGACAATGTCGATATCGTTTTTCAGCATCAGCGCAATTTCATCTTCCGAAAACTCACGATCCGACAGGTTGCGCCCCACGCCGGCAGTCCACTTTCCCACGGTGTCCTGGTACATCTTCGAGCGCTTGCCTTCGTCAATTTCCAACTGGGCGGCCAGCTTTTCGCGGTTCATTTGTGCCACCCTGCGCCGATCAGCGCCAGATAGACCAACCCGGCGAACGCCGCCGCCATAACGCCCCAGAACGTGTAGCGCCCGAAGGTGGCAAACTGCTCGTTCATCCATTCCTTGATGGCCTCTTTTACTGCCTCTTTTTGGGCGGCGCGGTCGATTGGTGGCGGCATGGCTCTTCTCCTTTCGTGTGGTGGTCGGTTGTTGGTCATGCGATACCCCATATACGCGTAATGGCGTCTGCGCCAGCGCCGGAAGCCGTACCGGTCTGCGTTGCGCCGCCGCCACCGCCTGGCACTGTTCCCGCGGTACCGTTGGACGCAATGGACGCCGCGCCGCCAGCGCCGCCGCGCTTCGATGTCCCAGGGGCACGAATGACGCCGGAGGCCGTAACGGACCCGCCACAGCCGCCGCCGTTGACGGTCGCTGTGTTTCCGTTTGAGGATGTGTCACTTGATGGATTGGTGCCGCCCCAAACATGCGGCCTCGTGCCGGTAGACGCGGCGACAGACTCAAACCCGCTCGCAATTGCAGCGCTGCTAATTCCCTTGAATCCAGCCACAGCGCCGCCGACAAGGTGGCTGGCACCAGTGATGGTGAGCAGCGCTCCAATTGTCGTATCGCCGCCCGCATTGCCAGCAGCCACGGTCGTAACCGCCACGCCGCCGGCACCGTTGGTGATGGTTTCGGTTGCCCCCATGGAGCTCGCCAGGAAGCGGAACGGGTAGCAGCCACCGCCCGCGCCTCCCCTCGATTGTGTACCGACATCATTTGTGCGCTCACCGCTGGCGGCTGCGCTCCATGCCTCGCCTTCGTGAACCACGTAGCCGGGTGGCTTCGTCCAAGTATTGGCGCCCACCGTCGCGAATTCCTTGAAATACGGGCTGATCACAACCGATGTAAAGCCGGTACCGTCACAAGTGATCAGGCGGCATTCCTGCGGGTACATGACGTAGCTTGCAAGCCCGTCGATCAGTTCCGCGCCGCTTGGGTCCAGCGTGATATCGCCTGTTCCGCTGTTGCGCAGCATGACGGACCAGCCATTCCCCAGCGTTGCTGCCGCCGTGAATGTTTGTGAAAACGTTCCGCTTGTGATATCGACCAAATGCAGGTTGTCGGCAATGCCGAGAATCGTGTTTGCTGTGCGAGCATCGCGGCGCCGATGGTAGCCCCAGGATGCGCTGGCGCCGTCCGTGACGATCTCGCGCCCAGCGTTACCGCTTTGTCCCGGCAAGATTCCAGCAAGACCAGCGGCCACCACAAAAGCGGTGGAAGCTGCATCTGGGCCGTTGTCGCCAGGCGTACGGGTTGGCACTGTCACTGATGTGGCGCCATCGAGGTCAACCACCCCTGTGATGGTCATGCCGCCCGAACCAGTCATGCCGCCTGAGTACGTGACGCCTCCGGTCCAGCTTGGCGCCACAAACACCTGTGCAAAATTGACCGCGTCCGTTCCAACGGACCCGGCCGCCAGCCCGGTGATTTTATTCTCCCCCATCGGGATATCGTTCGTTGCAGGGCTTTGACCGTCCCGCGTGATGCAGTTCGACAAGCCGTCCGCGATATCGTTGCTGTCGGTGTCGGTGCGCGTGGCATCGACAAAAAGACCGTTTGCTTCGTCGTTGACCCACTGGTAAATGCGCTCAAAGAGCCCTGTCCCATTGAAAGGCAAAATATTCTCCTTATGCCTAGTCGGCGTTGGTGGTTGAATTGGCCGTGCCTACTGCCCCAGCTTGCGCTGCGGCCTTCATGACCTCGGCGTACTTTGACGGCGGCACCCCGGCGCGCTGCATAGCCTGGGCCGCCTTGGACGGGTCCTTCAGGATGTCGGCGAGCAGGTGCCTCATGGTTTCGTCGTTCTTGGTATAGAGGATGTCGCCCACGGTCTTGGCCATGCCGCCAACCGAGCGCAGCGGCGCCAGGTTCTGCACCCAGGACGGCAGGCCAGATTCCGCGATCATGTTCGACATGGCCATTTTCTGGACCGTGTCAGAGCCCACGCCGCGCCCTGCATTCTCTGCCGTGGCCTTCATCTGAGAATCGGATACCACGCCCTGCAACAGCTTCATCTGGTCCGGGTCCATAATTTTCTCAAGTTCAGCATTTTTCAGGCCGGTTACATTTTTTGCCAACTTGTCGCCGTTGCGTAACGCCTTTGCATAAGAATCGGCGGTAGCCTTGAATGGGACATCAGCACCATCAGCCAAAGAGGGTACGAAGCGCTTATACAATTCGGTACCGATATCCATTTGATTCACTGGCTTGTTCATTTCGATGTGGCCAAGCCTCGCCTGCTGATAGCTTTCCGGAAGCTCATTCAACAGTTTGTTGCGGGTCGCCATAATGGCGGCAGCCTCACGCTTGGCAATGCCCTGCGTAGGGTCTGAAAGCATCGCATCCATGCCCATTTTCAGGGTATGCATGTCCCGAACAGGAACTGAATCAACTGGTGGCAATTCAAAAGATCCACTCCCGGGTATCTGCTCGCCAGGGACGCTGATTTCTGGCCTTGGTCGTGGCTCTATGCTTGCGTAAGGGTTGTACCGTTCTGCGGGCCCGAGGACAACAGAGGGCTGTGCTGTACGTGGTGGTACTGGAATCGTCTGCGGATTCATATCTTTTAGACGGGCTTGATATGGCATGCTCATTTCGTCAGCTAAGGAAAGCGCCCTTTTTTCCGCTTTCTGCATCGATGGCCTTTTCGCCAATTTAGAAAGCGTTGGCGTTACTGGCGTACTTTCTTTGAACGCCTCCCCATATAGCCGTTTAGCCTGTTTTTCTACCTGCTCGACTGCTGCGGCCCTATCCTCTGGCGTCTTCGCCACACTGCGCAGCGCATTGACCAGTGCGGCGCGCTGGCTCTTGTCGATATCACCGAATCCGGCCGGGTCGATGGCGCGGGCAGCGCGCTCGATAGAGGCGATACCGGCATCGTCCGAAGACTGGCCGGCCGTTGGCAGGAAATCCGGCGTGGCGCCCTGGCGGCTCAGCATGTTGGCCTGTGCCAGGGCTTTGTCGGACGCGGCGCGGTTCAGGGTGCCGCCGACAATGCGCTGCCGGCCGGCGTCGGTAAAGGGGTCGATCAGGGCGGATTTCGCCACCTTGGCGCCGCGTACCAGAGCAGGGACGGCCGCACCGGCAACCCCGCCGATGGCCGCATTCTGGCCGCGGCTCTCGTCCGATCCGACAGGCTGAACGGCACCGCTCAGCGCGCCAATGAGCGCACCGCCGCCGATGGTGTTGGCGCCCGGGATCATAGCCGTAGGCGCGAAGGCGGCGACACCTCCAGCGATATTTCCGCCGATTCCCCAGCCGGTATTCATCAGTGCCTTGCTGCGGTCCTTCAGGTCATCAACGCTTTCCTGTGTCGGCAGGCCCAGCCGATCGCCCAGTTTGTCGCCTACCACGCCACGGGCAAGCTGGCCGGCGCCCTGTCCAACATCATAGAAAGCCTTGCCGGCGCCAGCGCCGAATTTTTCAAGGCGCGTCATGTCCGCCGTGGCGTCCGGCACGCTGTTGCGCTGGATGGCGGCGACAATCTCCGGGTCTGTCATGCTGTCCGGGAACTCGACGCGCCCCTGTCCAGGGACATCGATAATTTTTGGCATTATTCGATCCTCCCGGTAGCTGGGTTGTATTTCCTCACTGCACCAGAATCCTTATTGGCGCTAACAGTTTTCGCCGCAGTGCCGCCCTGCGCATCATCAAGAATTGCCTGATTGATGCGCATGATAGTCTTGGCTGCTTCGCGCTTCTGCCCAGCTGGAATAGTTGGGTCTCCCAGATTGCCTGCCGCCTCTTTGTAAAGCGCCATGTCCTTATCGGATGTTGGCCCCGGCTGTTTTTCAATGCGCGAGGTAAGCCCAGCACCAATAACAGCAAGCTGTGCGGCAGCTTGGGACGATTTGCTGCTGTGGCCAACCATATTCCCGGCCTTATCGCGCAAGGAACCTACCGTGCTACCGGTGGCAATATCGAGCAACGGCTCTGCCATTTTCAACAGTTCAACCGTTGTCTTTGCCCCTTTGATTTTTGCCAGCTCTTCAGGTGCCTGTGCAGCCAACAAGCGGGCTTGCTCGACCGCGTAAGCAGTCCGAACGGCGGATGTTTCTGCCTCTCTTTGGGCATCGGTTTGCAGCTTAATACCCGGCGTTGTCTGCTGTCCTGGGCCAATCTCGCGCCGGATGGCCGCCAGGTCGCCTGCCTTGCGCGGGTCGCTGTCGGGCCGCGCCATGATGGCCGCCATTTCCTGCTGAAGGATTTCGCTACGCGGCTGCACGCCTGGCGTTGGCGCCGGCATCTGCGTGCCTGCCGGGAAGCCCTGCGCGCCCTGTTGCTGGGCCGCTGGTGCTTGTTGCGGCTGTCCGCCTGCCATGGCTGCCGCCTGCTGGCGCGTCATCATCTGCGGGCCTTGTGGCGTGTTCACCGTGACCATGTCGAACCCGGCTTGCGCGCCGGCTTCCGCTGCCTTGACCTGGCCGGCCTGTTGCGCAATGACTTCGCTTCCAGGAATGGCTGCCATGGTCGGCTGGCCGTTCGGCCCGAAGCCACCGGCAAAGCCGCTCTTGAAGTCCGGCGCCGTCACCATCGGTTTCATGTCGCCATCGTAAATTGTCGTACCAGGAGTGGCCTCGGTGCGGCCTTTCTTGAGCGCTTCGGCAAATTTGGCAGCACCCATCTTCTGCGGGTCGATGCCCTGGGCGCGCATGTTCTTCTGTTCGTCGGTTTGCGTGAGGATGTTCTTCATCAGGTCCGCGCCCAGCGTCGGGTTGAATTCATAGGCCGCCGTGGCCTGCTCCCATCGCCTGTTCATTTCAGGATCGGCAGGCGCGTCACCAGCCATGGACGCCTGTGGCGTAGCGCCCAGCGTGGCCTGCTCGCTGTTCGGGTTCATCTTTGCCAGAACTGCCGCCATGCGCTCGCGCTTCTGTGCGCCAATGTCGGCTTGCTTCTCATCGACTTTCTTCTGCCCGTAAGCGCTGGCCGCAATCTGCGCCAGCTGCGAGAACATGCCGAGCTTCCCTTGCGGGATGGCGCGCCCTGACACAATCTGTGTTTCCTGCGGCGTGGATGCGTTCCGGCGCAAGGCGTCGATCATCGCCTGGCGGCGCTGCAATTCCATCTGCTGGGCTTCCAGGTCGCCGTTGCCGGTACCGAAGCTGATTGTTTTTACGCTAGGCATCGCAAACCCCCATGTGCTGCAAATCGTTCATGATTTCTTGTCGGATCAGGATCAAGCGCCGCTGCACTTCGGCGCCCTTCTCTGGGTGGTGCTTCTTCAGGTACGGCAGTTTCCACTGGTTCTCTTGCAGGTAGGCCGTGCAGGACCAGCAGTCCAGCGAGGTGTTCGCGTCGGCGTAGTGCGCCGGCAGCAGGGCGCTACCCTTGATGTAGCCCATCACCTGGGCGTCGGTCCAGCCTTCCAGTGGGAACCAGTATTCGGCGCCGGCCATCGTGTCGCCGCTCTTGACCGGGCTCTTGTGGTGGTCCGCAGCCTTCTGGCCCCGGATAATCAGCGTGGCGCCGGCCGCCAATGTCGCTTCGTGCATCGGCTGCATCAGATTGGCGTAGCAGCAGGCCAGGAAGCCCTGTAGCGGCACGCGCTGCTGTTGGGTGAGGAACTGGGTTTCGCGGTGGTTGCGCACCGGCAGAACGTCAACAGGGTAGCCGTTGGCCTCAACCTGTTCCGGCTGGCGCCCGGCCACTTCCACGAAGTTCGGGCACATGGCGCGCACCAGTTCCATCTGGGCCAGCGTTTCCGGCAGCGCGGCGCCCGTGTTCATCCACAGAACAGTGATGCGGTGCAGGTGCTCCCGCAGCAGCAGCAGGCAGCAAATGCTGTCCTTGCCGCCCGAGAACTGAAGCACGATATTGTCATGCCGGTCGAGAGGGCTGCTCATCAGTACGCCGCCGCTGCCGCCGCCGCCAGGCCGACTAGCCCCTGTTGGTTGCTGTTGTTGGTGGCGATTTCACCGTTGTACTGGGCCAGCCCAGCCTGATACTGCTGGTTGTACAGCCCGGCAATGTCGGTCGGAGCGACGTTCGACCCAGGCGCATTGCCGAACTGCGGTGCCGTCACCTGGGACCCGCTGCGCAGCGCGTTCAGGATATTGATAGGGTTCTGCTGCGCCTGGTATGCCTCGTTCAGTTGGTTGCTGCGCATGGCGCTGTCGTTGGCGAACTGCTGCGCGCCGGCCTGGTTGTTGAGCTGGGCGCCAGCCAGTCCCTGAGAATACAGGTTGCTGGAAACCTGGTTGTTCATGGCGGCATTGCTCTGCGCCTGTCCGAAGCCCTGAGCCTGCGCCGCGTTGTTGGCCTGCATGCCGGCCAGGTTCTGGCCGAACTGCGTGCTTTGCGCGTTGTTCGCAAAATTGCCTTGCGCCAGATTCTGCCCGAACTGCTGCGCCTGCGCGGCGTTCGCCCGGTCCATGCTGGCGCCGCCCTGGGCAAATTGCTGGGCCTGCGCGTCGTTGGCGAAATTCCCCTGCGTGACGCCCTGGCCAAACTGCTGCTGCTGGCCCAGGTTGTTGAATGCCGCATCGTTGGCGTTCTGCGTGTATTGCTGGCTCTGGGCAGCGTTCCCGGCCAGCATCTGCTGCATGCGCTGGTCGCTAAGCTGGCTCGATACCGAGTTGTTCAACTGGGCGTTCTGCATGTTCTGCCCGAAGCTCTGGGCCTGGGCCGCGTTTGCGAACTGCCCGTTGTTGAGCGCCTGTCCGTAGGCATTCTGATTGCTGGCCAGGCCCTGGTTGTACAGTTGCCCCTGGGCGCTCATGCCCTTGTCGAAGCTGTTGTTGAAGGCGTTGTTGTAGTCGAACGTGCGCTGCTGGCCCAGGTTCTGCATTTCCCGGTTCCACGCATCCGATCCTTGCAGCACGCCCTGTTGGATCAGCTTGTTTTCCATGTCACGCTCACGCTGCTGGTAACTGGTGTCCAGGTACTGCGATTGCATGTTGTAGGCCGCCTTCTGGGAGTCCTGCATGGTGCCGCGCAGGGCATCGCCACCAACCATGCCGGGGACATTCGCCATATCGACCTGGCGCTGCAATTCGCCGCCGCTGACGCCACGCGTGTAATCCTCGGTACCGGTCTTGTTGATGCCGCTCTGGATATTCCCGGCGCTGTTGATGCTCGTGCGGATAGGGCCGCCAGCGGTGACACTACCTTGAATCTGGCCGCTGTCTGCCATCTGCCCCTGAATCTGGCCCCCGCTCGCAACTTGCGATTGCTGGCGGCCGGCACCGTTCATCTGGTTCTGGATTTGGCCGTATGCCGCCCCCGTCTGCATTTGCGGAATACCGGACATGTCCACAGCCGATTGCGGGGGCGTGTTGCGCACCTGCTGCATGCCGCTCGTGTTGATGGGATTGTTCACCGCATCCTGAACGCGCCCGATTTGCGCCTGGCCCAGGTCGGCCATGCTCTGGCTGGTAGCGTTGCTCGAATCGAGCAGGCGCTGCTGTGCCGGGTCCAGCGATACAGTGCTGGTCCACTGCCGCGTGCCGTCGCCGTTGTCGGCGCCCTGGGTGTAGGTCTGCGAGCCCCACGGCGTGACCTGGTTGACGCGGTTCAGGTTCGCTTGCGCGTTGGCCGTGTCGATATTGCCCTGCGTCTGCGCATTGGCAACGACAACCGGGTCCGGTGCTTTCGGTGCTGCTGGCGTACTTTTACCCATGATTTACCCCTTCGATCCATTTACATTCCTGGCGCAGCATGCCGTAGATAACGCAGTCGTCCGACTCGAAACCACGGCGCA